CGTGAGGCGATGGAGACAAGCCGCCAGAACCAGCGTGATGCTTCGCAAGCGCCAACACTTGATGAGGCCAAGCATTTCATCTTGATGCTCAAGGAACAGTTTGGCCCGGAGGCTATCGCGCAGATGTTCCAGGAAGCATTGCCGCCGGTGCCACCGGAAGTGATTGACGCGGATGACAGCGACACGAGTCATTGAGTGGGGTCGCGGCTTGCGCCGCGACTTCCTCATGCGAAACTTCTTCACGTTTGCCAAGCACTCGGGCATTTGTCCTGACATCAACGAGGCCGAGTACGGCGACATCTGTGAGTTCTTAGAGTCGTGTATTCCAAACACGCCCAAGGTCGTGGCGTGGCGGTTAGAGACGGGTCGCATCCACCAGCCACCCGGTCGGTACTGCCAGCAGTATAACGACTTCCAGATGCCGCGACGTACGTTCAAGACCAGCCTTGCAAAGGCGTTGTGTGCGTACGCGCAGGAGCTCGACCCGGACATTCGCATTGTGTTGGGCCGTGCAACAGCGGACATGGCCGAGTCCACGCTTGAGGGTTTGAAAGATGACTTGACGCGTAACGAGACGTTGCGTCAGGTGTTCGGCAACATCAAGGGTCGGTACAGCACGTGGACCACGCAAAAGATCACGCGCTCAGATCGGAGCCCTGGTATCAAGGAGCCGACGGTCGACACGGTTGGGTTAGGCCAGTCGCAGACTGGTCAGCATCCTGACTTCGTGATCTTGGACGACTTGGTGCATGAGGGCAACTTCGAGTCGGTGACGCAGATGTATGCCGCTCGCAAGTTGGTCGACTCGTACGACCCGATTCTGGAGTCGTGGGGAAGTCTGTTGTTGATGGGCACCCGTTGGGGTGACAACGACATTCACGGTTATGTTGCCGAGCGCGACAACATCCTGGAGGACCAGGGCAAGTCTCCGAAGTTCCGGCATTTCATCTTGGGTGCCTACAAAGACATCGGCACCGGGGAGTTGCGGTTCCCGACGGTATTGCCGAAGGCGTTCCTTGATCGCCAGCAAGACATCATCGACCCGAAAATGTTCTCCGCCTGGTACATGAACAAGGCTCGTGCCGAGGGTGAGGACATCTTCACGATGGCCTACATCCAGTACTTCGATGGCGAGATGGTGACGGGTCCGTTTGCCCAACTTTCGCTATCGGAAGGTGAACCCTTGCGAGCGCGGTTTGGGAAGATGTTCCCGATCTCGACGGTGCTCACGTGCGACCCTGCGCCCACGGTGGGTCCGCGTTCGGACTTCACGGGTGTGGTGGTAGCCGGGTTTGACGAGCACGCCAACTACTGGGTGTTGCACGCCGATGAGTTCAAGAAGTTACCGTTTGACCGCTTGCAATACATTCTCTACCTTTGCAGACAATACGACCCAGCCACGATTGCTTTAGAGAACGGCGACTTGGACGCGGTGTTGTTGCAGATGCGGTTAGACGAGATGGGTTTGCGGGGCAAGGTGGTCAAGTTCGACCCGAAGATGGACCGCAAGAAGATCACGGCCACGGGGTTATCCCCGCGTGGGCGCACGAGTAAAGCGTCTCAGATCGAGGCAATGGAGCCGACGCTGCGGGCGCGGCGGGTATTCTTTGCGCGTGGCACGACGGCCCCGCTGATTCGGCGGTTGCAGTCGTATCCGTACGTCGACCACGACGACGTGTTGGATGCCTTCAGCATGTTGAAGGCGTACGAGTCTCCGTCGAGTCGTCGGGCGATGGACGACCCTGAGAAGATATTTGAAATGCAAGAGAAACGAGAGTATGCTTTAGAGGGGTTACGGTTCGACGGCACCGACCTCGAAGAGCCATCTTTGATGGCCAGGACTCCGTTCAAGAAGAAACCCGGAGCCTGGGCTGGAAGGTAGACTCTCCCGCCGTCCGATGATAAGGTGGCACCATGAAGACCGGAAAACCCTCGGGAATGAAAGCTGGCCGCATGGTCCGCGCTCATTACGAAATGAAAACCGAGCATCACAAGATTGAATCGCTTGGCAAAGAGATGATGCAGGGCGGTTCGTACAGCCATTCCAACGAGCACGACATCGCTCACCTCATGGGTCAGGGCGGGTCGCAGGCGCATACCGATCATATCCGTTCGCTCAAAGACATGATGGGGCAGTGAGATGGTATCCAAGCACAGCATGAAGGCCAAGTCCCACAAGGGTGGTGGGATTCCGCGTTTGCACATCAGCGGGATGGATACGCTCGGTAGCCTCCCGGTTGGTGGCATGTTCAAGCAGCACCACCACGGTGAGCAGCCCGGTCACAAGACCGCGAAGCATAACGACAAGTCTGCGCCGGTGCATCACCACAAAGGTGAGAAGACGATGGCGCACAAGCACAAAGGCATGGACGGAAAAGCCATGTATCACAAGGGCAAGAAAGGCTAACGCGGGAACGCTTATGGTACCGCCCGCCAGCGGTGGCGCTCCCGGTCCTTCCCCGGTGAGCGCCTTCTGCTTTGAAGCCTAAGGAAGAAGACATCCCCTTACATGGGGGTGTCGAGACACATCAGCCCAAGCACGCCACTGTTCGGTTTGCTTCTGCGTCGAAAGATAAGAAGCTCACTGATAGCAAGTGGAATTTGCTTTCCAACGACCTCTACCAGACGGTCTTGGCTTCGCTGTCTGCGCGTGGCGCATTGAATGCGAACCTCAAGGAGTGGTCTGACGCCTACGACATGGTGACGTCCGAGAAGGACTGGCCGTTTGTCAACTCATCGAATTTGGCGTTGCCCTATACCGCAGGTCAGTTAGAGTCGTTACATGCCTATCTCGCGGGGCAGGTCTTCACCCCGCGTCCATTCATCGTGACAGGGCGGAACACGGACGCCGTGCGTACCGCGCCAATGGTAGAGAACTTCTACAATGGCGAGTGGCAACGACTGCGTTCGGATGGGTCTTCGTATTTCCAAAAGGCGATTCAACTCAACCAGTTGGCGTTACGTGATGGCGTAGGCATTCTGGAAGTGTTGTGGACTCGTCGTCGTCATCGTCGGGAAGTCGAGATGTCGGTCCCGATGACGGACGAAAACGGGCAGGTGGTGTTTGGTCCAGACGGTCAGCCGCAATGGGATGTGCGTCGTGATACGGTCGACATCTTCGTCAAGGATTACCCCGAGTGGCGGTGCGTACCGCTCAAAGAATTCATCCTCATCCCGGACGAGGCTCCTTCAATCGAAGAGGCTGCGGGTGTCGCGTGCGTGGAGTGGCTCTACGAAGATGACCTTGATCGGATGGTTCGGGCTGGTCTACTGGACTCCGACGAAGTGGAGAAAGCCCTTCGTTACGACGAGAACGGAACCAGTGACGTAGCCTCCGACCCAGAGGGCACGTACGATAAGTCTGCGTCATACCAGATTGGGTTAGGCCAGGGGCAGGGCAGTATGTCCAGCCCGTTCTTCAAGAACCGTGGCCCGCTCAAGGTCTGGCGTATCCACAGCCGTCAGTTTGACATGAACGAAGACGGCATGACGGAAGAGAACATTTTCTGGTTGCACGAGTTGAGCCAGAAGATGTTGGGTTGGGTGCCGTACGATTACGCCGACGGTCGCCGTCCGTTCTTCTCGTACTGCCCGTTCCCGCGTGCGGACAACTTTTACGGGTACAGCCTGGTCGAGCGGTTAGCGGGCATCGAGACAGAGTTGCGTGCCACGCACAACGCCCGCAACGACCGTATCCAGTTTGGGTTGTTCCCGCCGATGGCCGTGCCCACGGGGTCAGAGATATTGACTCGTAAGGGCCGATGGTATCCTGGCGAAATGATCGAGACGGACTTCGTGGGTGCAGACCCAGCCGTCAAGATCATGCAGATCGCCGACGTTCCGATCTCGTCGTGGCAAGAAGAGAGTGCGCTTAAGCAATACGGCACGGAGTACACCGGGCTGAACATGCCGATGATTGGAGCGCAGTCATCTGGGAAGCGTAGCGCGACGGAGATGCGTCAGCAGAACTCTGCCGCAGGTACGCGCTTGGGCTTGCTAGCCACCCGTCTCCGGGTCGCGCTTGGCCAGATTATCAACTTCACTCATGCGCTGAACAAGCAATACTTGCAGACTGACCCCGAGACGATGGTGGGTCAGCAGACGATGAAAATCGACCTTCAGACGCTCGCGAAGGACTACCTCATCGGGGTGGCTGGCGCGAGTGACCCGATTGATTCGATCACTCGTCGGCAAGAGTCGTTGGCGTTCTTCCAGATTGCGATGAGCATCCCGTGGATTGCTCAGTCTCCGCTCAAGCAATATTACTGGGTGAAGATGCTGGGTGATTCTTTCAACCGGCAGGACCTTCAGCTTCTCATCGGCACTGAGCAGGAAGCACAGCAACGGGAAGAGCAACAGCAACAACAGGCGCAAACACAGGCGCAACAAGGTGGTCCTCCTGGCGGTGGGCAACCTGGCCAGCAACAGCCTCAGCGTCCCCCGCAACCGCAGGGGCAACCGGGTAGGCCCGCTGGTCAAGCGCCACAAGTAGCGCGTCCACAACAGCAACCTCGTCCGCAAATGCGTATGCCTATGGGACGACGATAGGAAGGGAACATGGATCAAGACCTCCAGCCGCCGGAGTATGCACCCCCGCAGGCTGACCCCACCGTAGCCGAAGCGCCGCCAGAGCGCAACGTCGACGTCGAGCTCGCGGTGGCGAACGCCAGGGCTGAGGCTTTCCGGGAGATGGCGGCGCAACAGCGCCAGGCCGACCCTGTACAGTATCAGCCCCAGCAGCAACTACCTCCGTTGCCGACCAACCCGCTCGATTTACTGACCGCACACGAGCGTGAGCAGATGAAGACGATGGCGATCACCGACCCGGATGCGTACGCATCCAAGGTGGGTGAGTTGTCGGTGAAGTTGGCCGAGGCGCGGGTCAGCCGTGCGGCGGCGCCGATTGTGGCAGGTCAAGCGCAGACCATCGTGGCGTTGTTCAAGAGTCGGATGGCGGCAATCGACCAGGCGTACTTTGCCGAGGTAGAGCCGTTGTTCGACCAGCAAATCCGTTCGGTTGGAAGCAACATCTCCAACCTGGTCAACATGCCCCACGAGATGCAGACGTACGAATTGGAGTTGCGTTGGAAGTCGGCCAAGGCTGACGTGATGGACCGACGCATTCGGAACGCTCCGAAGCCCGAGCCTCGCCTGATGGCAAGCGGTGGTCCGGGGAACAGCCCGCGTCCGCAGTCGGTGGTCGAGGTCGACCCGGCCATTGCGGCGATGGCCAAGCGGTACAATTTTAGTCCTGAACAAATTGCAGCGATTGAGGGTGAAGTCTAGTGGCGGCTAAACAAACAACTCCAGAGGTTCCAGCGGAGCAAGCCATCGGCGTCGAAGCCGAGGCGATGTTCGACCCGGTACGCGAGTCCGCGCAGAAGGCGGCAATGACGGACTGGCAGGTCCGTCAGAATCCGGCGGAGTGGACGCGCCTTGCCAACGGCGCGGCGGTTCGTATCCAGCCGGGCGTCATGCCGTCGTACATCGAGGGAAGTCCCGAGGCGGACATGATGTCCAAGCCCGTGCAGATGATCTCGCCGGAGTACCGTAAGCCCGATTACGTTGGGCGTGACGGTCGCTTGGTTGGCCACCGTTACCAGTGGCGTGTGTTCAAGACCATTGATGCCAAGGACATGCGTCCGCAGTTGACGAGTAACTTGCACCGCAGTGGGCGCATCCGGTACGTCGAGACGTACGAGATCGACAAGCAGTGCCCGTTTGCGGTGTACACCGAGCACACCACGGGTGAGAACAAGTACGTCTCTCACATGAGCATGATCTTATGTGAGGTGATGGACCCTCGTTTGGCGTACGACACGTTCAAGCGTCACGAGGATATTGCGTTGCAACGGGCCATGTCGGCCAGCCGTGACATCCCGAATAGCCCCAGTTTGGGTGACGGATTGACGACGGCGAGCCCTGGCAAGTTCGGAATCAACTTGTCGGTAGGGGAAACCCGCACCGGGGGTTAGCCCTTGCGCTAGGTCTGTGGGTGATGATAGGGTCCAAGTTATGAGTGGTCTTCACTCTAACTAAGGAGAGACGCGCTTGGCAACGCTGCCTATCATCGCCCCGCGAATCTACGGCTATCCTGGCCTCGACTCGCCAGTTATTGGCTCGTATTTTCAACAGCAGGCCGCGGCTTTTCGCGAGGCAGACTTCCTCGCGCTGACCACGACCGGTTCCATCACCACCCCATCGGGTGGCCTCAGCACGCTCGCGACCTACGCAGGTCCGGCGCTGGGACAAAATGTTAGCATCTCCAGCACTGCTGCGACGACTGCCAACAACGTCACGATCACTGGTGTATCGACTACTGGTGCGCCAGCCGCAACTTATTACGTCCAGCTCACTTACACGGCGTCTGGGCTTGAATCGCTAACTGGTACCGAGTTCCTCGTCAACTGCGCCGCTGGTTACACGTTCTCTGTGAACGTGTCTGCAACTGGTGCGCCTTCAGGAACCACCAACTTTGCCGCTTATGTCGCTACCTACAGCGGTGGTGAAGCTCTGCAACAAGCGAGCAAAACCACGACGGCTACTGGTTCAGCGTTCAGCATTAGCTACCCGCTTACCAACAGCATTGGTGCAAACCGTGCGGCGACTAACGCTTCGGCCAACATCATTGGTCTTGCGATGGCTGACTCTGCGGCGCAGTACGTCACTGGTGAAGGCGGTTCGTTTACCGCTGGTGGCCCGGGCAACTTGCTTGGAACCTGGGGCAACCCGGCTCCGCTTGGCCCGCAGGACCCGCAACAGGCGTTGGTGGCCAAGGTTGGCAACGGTCAGCCGATTGAAATCAGCCTTCTGCAACCGTGGAACAACTCGCTCATCGGTACGTCCGCAGGGCTCTTGCTCACGAGCGCAGGGTACTTCGTACTCGACAACACCCAAAGCAACAAGATCATCACGATCACTGACAAGATATACGGCGTGCCGTCTGATGTCGGCGTCGCAGGTGACACCTACGCGCGCGTGAAGGCTGTCTTCACGTCGGGCACAATCTAGGAGATACATAGATGCCTCAAGGTATTACTAGCACTCGTACCTCCTATAACGCCCAAACGAAGGCGATGGAGTTGGCGTTTATCAACGCCAGCACCACCATCCCCAAACAGTACCCCAAGATTTTCAACGAGTGGACGACGGACCCGAAGCGTTCGATTGCCACGGTTGAACCCATTGCGGAACTCGGTTTGCTCCGGGGTCGCACTGAGGGTGGCGCGTTTGCGGTGGACAACCCGGTTGAACTCATCCCGGTGTCGTTCACCTATTCGACCTACGGCCTCACGTCTTACGTGACGGAAGAAGCCCAGCTCGAAGACCCGCTCAACCTCATGGCGATGCTTCCGCAGATGCTTGCGAACAGCGAACGCTACACGCAAGACATCACCATCTGGAACACGTTCAACTTCTCGTTCTCCAGCCTCGTGCCAGGCAGCGACGGTCTTCCGCTCTGCTCGTCAGCGCATCCGCTGGGTCCGATTGTTACGTCGACTGGTGTGAGCTCGCTCACGGGCCTCACGTTCAGCAACTATCTCTCGACCGCTCCGCTCACGCCGGAATCGTTCCGTCAAGCGGAAATCCTGTTCGAGACCTTGCTGACCGACCGTGGTCTGCCGGATCGTCGCACGCCGAAGTACCTCGTCTGCGGCCCGCAGTTGGCCAAGACGGCGCAGGAAGTCCTCGGTGCGCGTCTCGCTCCGTACACCAACCAAAACCAGCCGAACACGGCGGCGGACCAAGCCGAGATCATGGTCGTCCGTTACATCACCAGCCCGACGGCGTGGTGGCTCTGTGCGGGACCTGGTGACTGGGCGCACGGTGGCGACAGCAACAGCCTTGTTGTTGGTTACAAGTGGCAGTCGCGCGTCAAGGCGTGGTATGACAATCCGACGGGCAACTACGGTATCCGTACGTCGTACCGGAATACCTATGGCTTCGTGAACTGGCGCGGTATCGTTGGTTCGAGCGGCTCGTAAGGGGGTCCGCATAAATGCCTTACGCAAAGCAAGAATGGAGTCGAACGCCAAACTCTTGGACGTTCGACGCCCTTGGTAGTGAAACGCTTGGGCCGGTAAGCATATCGGCCAGCGCGACAACCAACGCTACGGCGCAAACGGTCGCGATGATTCCAAACACCATCAAGATCGCCAAGGTTGGGGTAATATTCACGTCGATTGCCGCGCTTTCGGGCGCGTCTTTCAACGTGGTGTACAACACCAACCAGACTCCTGGTGCGACCCTGAGCACGGGTTCAGGGACTTCTGCTCAGTATCTCACCAACGGTTGTGCTCCGAACGACAACTCGTTCACGGGTGCCAACCCGCCTGGTACGTCGTCCAACGCCAACTCGGCGAACACCGCGCTGTCGGTGCAGCCTGGTGGGCTTGGTATCCCGACAAACTACGCGGTTGACAACCAGCCGTTGTTCGCGTCGGACATCACGTTCAACACGACCAACTTCCCCGGTGCTACCACAGCGGGCGGCGGTATGGCGTACTTTGTGCCAACCAACTTCGATGCGGTGTATCCGTGTGGTCCGGTGTTCGGTGCAAGCGGTTACACCAACGTCTCGGGGTACTTCACGCTTCGCGTGACAAACGCCAGCGGTGCAATCGGTAACTTGGCCGTAACGCTCTTCTACGCGCCGATCACCGGCAAAGAGAAGTGGGGCTCGGCCACCAACACCAACTCGATCTGTACGCCTGGGTCGACGGCTTCCGTCGGAGACTTCTAGTCAATGGCTAGCGGCGCACAGCTCAACGAATGGGGCCGTGGGATTGTGATGCTGTCGGTTGCACCAAGTGCATCCGCAGTGAGCACCCCGCTTGCGTCGTACGGAACCATCCCTGCGCTACCGTCTCCGCCGAATCCGGCGGGGTACGGTGGGCAGACGTTGTACAACGGTTTGCCATACCCGGTTGCTGGCTTCGGCAACGACTCGGGTTGGTATGCCAGCCCCAAAGGGTTGTCCAAGGTCACGTTCCAGTTGATTGGTCCTGGGGCCACGGCGGCTGGGTATAGCGTATCGGTTTACGGTACGATTGACCCGGCGGCATACTGGACGTATGTGTACGGCAAGCAGAATCCCACGGCAAACCTCGCGGTTGGTGGTGTGGCGTATGCGGGCGGTATGGATGGGTTCTCTAGTTCCGGCAACGGATACTACCCTGGCGTTCCGGCCACGAGCTCGGTGCTCTTACCGGGTCCGGCGGAGCAGTCAGGGACAGGGACGGTTGGCAACCCGATGGTTTCGGGGACGTCGACGATGCTTCAAGTCTCAGGCGCGTTCCTTGCGTATCGCGTCGTTGTGACGACGGTAAGTAGCCCGAGCAATCCGATTCAGGTTATTGGCTGGGCCATCCCGTAACTTATCACCCGGTTTTGTAAAGGTGTATCAACGTGTCAGACATCCTAGATTATCGGGTGGGCCAACTTGAGGAATGGAAGACGACCGTGGAAAAAAAATTGGCCGCCCTTCCTGACCGCAATGACGTCAAGAAAATCGTTTCTGATGTCATTGAGCACCGCAGTCGCTGGAACCTGAATGTGTTTATTCAGATCGCCACGTTGGTTGCGGTGATCTTGTCGGCGATTTACCCGTTGGTTCATAAGTAATGCAAGTCCAGGACATTCTCAACAACGCTCGGGACTTGTCGAATACGCCGAACACCAATAACTCCCGATGGTCAAACGACATGTTGACTCGTCGGGCAGATCGAGCGATCAAGTCATTGGTCGCTCGAATCTATTTTCCCGAGTCTCGCTTGACGCTGACGGCTCCAGGGAACGAGCAAGAGTTTGACTTGCCCGAGATGCACGCCATCTATCGGGTATATCTCAACGGGCAAATCTGTGTGGAGGTGCCTGGCAATGTCGACACGCTTGAAGGCGACCAAATCCACTTCAACGATCAGACTGGCCAGGGAGCAGTCCCGGCAGGCGGTGGCGGCGCGGCAGGCGGCACGTTCTCGCAGCCGCAGTGGGCCATCCAAACGCCGTTGGCCTATCCTTACCTCAACAGTTGGGGAGCGCCATCTCCGGTTGCCCAGCCGTGGTTTGCTGGCCAGCGGCCTCGGTATTACCGTCGAGGCGGCTACATCGGATTCGTGCCAGCGCCAACGGCAGGGGTCATCATCACGATTGACTGCGTGCGTGTCCCAACGACGTTGACGATTCCGACGGTGCTCACGCAAACGGTGGTGGTGCCAGACAACTTCATGGATGCCATCACGTACCGGATGCTTGACGAGATGTTGCACGCTGACCGTGACCAGGCGACGGCGGCCATTGGCACGATGTACGGTCAGAAGTACGAACAGGAAGTGCGGCGTTTGCGGACCTGGAAGCGTCAGTACGCGATTGAAGACGACCAGTTCCAGATGCTCAACTATCGCGGGTCGTACAAGATTGGTGGGTTCACGTCCGGCGATTACTGGTGATCTATGACGTGGAGTATTACCGACCAGTCATTCACCACGAGCACCAGTTACTGGGGCGAATCTGACAAACCGTTTACGCCGACTGCGCCCACGCCGTCGGCGTCTGGTTTCAAATACGGCAGTGTTGCCAGTGTGCCAGCGGATGGTTCCGCGTCGGTCACGGTGTTGTATCCCAACCCGTATGCCAGTGTGACCAGTGCCATCATGGTGAGCTATGGTGGTGGGTCTTCTTGGAGTGGGTATTCGTTGGCGATTCAGGTGTCGAACCCGATAGCCACAGGTTTCACGGTAACCGTGTCTGGTGGTCCCACGGGGTCCACGACCACGGTATACTGGATGGCGGAGGGTTCGTAAGTGTCATTACCAACGTATTACGGCAACGTATCCGGCGGCACGATTTCCGGGACTACCGGAACATTCAGCAGTGTTGTTGCTGCCGCGTCATTGACGTTGGGTACCCCGTTAGATGTGATCTACGGTGGCACGGGCACCACGAGCCCTGCGTTGACTGCAGGCACGGGTATATCGTTGAGCGGGTCGTGGCCGAATTACACGATCTCTGCAACGAATAGCGGCACAGTCACATCGGTCACGGCTTCAAGTCCGTTGGCATCAAGTGGTGGCACAACCCCCAACATTTCGTTTACGGGTATCCTTGGCGTTTCCAATGGTGGTACGGGGACGTCTAGCCCTTCGTTGGTAAGCGGCACAAACACGAGCGTTAGCGGAACGTGGCCCGCGCAAGCGGTGAACGTGACGTCGTTTCCAGCATCGAGCCTTACTGGTAGCGTTAGTCTCACAACCCAGGTGTCGGGCATTTTGCCCGTCGCGAATGGCGGTAGCGGGACATCTACGCCCAGTCTTGTAGCCGGGTCAAACGTCAGCATTACAGGTTCGTGGCCGAATCAAACGATCAACGCGACGGCCTTCCCGACGACGTACACGCGCACGACGTTCACTGCGACAAGCGGGCAAACTAGTTTTACCGTTACGTACACCGTCGGTTCGGTTCAGGTATATCTCAACGGTGTGTTCTTGGCGACAACCGATTACACGGCAACGAGCGGGACAGCAATCGTGTTGGCAACGGGAGCCAACACGGGCGACATCGTGGACGTTGTTTCGCTTGGCACGTTGTCGGGCAGTATCAACCTTGCAACTCAAGTAATAGGGACGCTTGCCATTGCGAATGGCGGCACAGGCCAGACATCTGGCACGGCTGCATTCAATGCCCTATCTCCGATCACCAGCACTGGTGATTTGATTATTGGGAATGGTACCAATAGCGCAACACGTTTGGCGATTGGCGCGAACACTTACGTTCTGACAAGTAACGGAACGACGGCAACATGGGCGGCTCCGTCGGGAGGCGGAACGACAACCAACTCGCTGACGATCAACAGCAGTGGCACAGGCGGTGCCAGTCCTCAATCGTTCAACGGTAGTTCTGCCGTCACGATTTCATACAATACTGTGGGTGCGTCCCCGCTTGCAGGTAGCACGTCTCTAACCACTGTCGGCACAATCACGACAGGGACCTGGAATGCGGGCTCGGTAACGACAAGCGGTTCATTTGTTGCAGGTTCCAGCACCTACGGTCCGACAAGCGCAACGGTCAATGGCAATATTACCGCCAGTGAAGTTGTTACCTTCCAAGTGTCGAGCAGTTCCGGGAACCTGATTATCAATTCGGGCAATAGTTCTGCATCCGTTGTTGCGCTCAATTACAACAATGGTGCGACGGGCGGTTTTGCGGTTGGAGACGGAAGCACCGGGTATTACGGCACAATTACGTCAACAGGATTGCATGCCGGGTCAAGCAATTACGGTTTAACAAGCGCAAGCGTAGCCGGGTCTATTACTCCGGGATATAGCAGCGCGGTAGGTACGTCGTCGATCTACAGCGGCACGGGAACCCCGGCTTTTTCGGCTCCGTCAGGGTCGTTGTATCTTTCGTACAGCGGTACTGGTGGCGGATTAGTTTACTACAACTCTTCTACTGCTGGCACGAGCGGAACGTCATGGGCCGCTTTCGGTGCTTCGGTGCAAGAACAATACGCAGTATTTACTGCAAGCACGACGTGGACGTGCCCAGCAGGAGTAACAAAAGTGTATGCGTTTGTTGTAGGCGCTGGTGGTGGCGGCGATGGTAATGATAACACGGGCGGTGGCGTCGGTGGGCAAGCGTATGGGTATTACACCGTTAGCCCTGGAACGGGATACACGATAACCGTTGGAACCGGTGGAACAGGTAGCACGTCAGGAAGTGGCACAAGCGGTAACACCAGTTCTTTTGCTTCGTTCTGTTCTGCTACTGGCGGTGGTGCTGGCACGAGTGGTGGCTCTGGATCAAATGGTTCCGGGTCAAGTGGAAATCTACGAAACAATACTGCAGCAACATCTTTGCAAGACACCTTTGCTCAATTTACTGGCAATAATTTTTATGGTTTTTATAGCCTCATCACAACTTCCGCAACTGTTTGGTCAAACACGCTTTCTGATAGCACGTCTGGTGCTGCCGAACTCGTGTCTCCTGGCGCTGGTGGCTACATCTACGGCACCGGCGGCGTTGGTGGCGTGGTCGCGCTTTGGTGGGTAGGATAAAACATGGCATACGCATTGGTTGACCCAAGTACTCAAGTCATTGAAACCCCCGCCCAAAAAGGGCCGCCGTATGTTCCTCCGGTGTATTACCCCAATTCGGCACGGGTTGCACAGGTAGAGCCGGATCAGAACAGCACGTTCCCGGTGGCGTCTCCGCTTGAGTGGATTGAATGTCCGGACACGGTTGTCGCGGACCAATGGTACTACAACACCTCAACGTTGGCGTTCGTGCAGATTAGTGCGACGCCATAAGTTCCTTACATAACCGCATTACTTTCAAAACAACGAGGCCATAATGGATCTGAACCGTAAGCACATCGAGTCCGAATTGAAGTCTCTCCGGAACGTGGCCGCAGAGATCGCTCGCGCAGGCCAGGAAGCCCTGGCGGTCGCACAATCCAAAGAGCGAGTAATGCTCCAGATCAACGGAGCGATCGACGTCTTAGAAAAACTCTTGCAAACGCCAACTTCTCCGATCGAGACGGTTGACGTTACGCCTGTAGAAGTTCGATGAACGATTCACCTGCGACGCAGAAACAGGGGCCAGCAAACGCTAACTTCGCGAATACCACGCGACAGTCGTTATTGGTACCCTTTGTTCTGCCGCAGGTGCTTTTCCAGGGGGGTCGGACGACGCAAAAGATGGGTCAGGGAATCCTGGCCCAGATTACTTTTTCATCGGCTAATTCCGACGTGACGTTTGCTCATAACCTGGGTCATACGGTACTATTGTTTTGGGCGGCAATGGCCCCGGCGGGGACGTTCCTGCCGAAGCTCAAGATCAGTTCGACTAGCAATACAGCCCCGGCCAAGCAGGTGATCCTGCAAAGCGACACGGCTGGTACCTTCACGGTGGTAATGTTCTGATGGCTGGATTCAACCCCGCAACCCTAATCCCGACGATCGTCAACGCCGGTATCAATTACCTGGGGCAGAACGCCGCGAACGCCGCGACCGCGAACGCTCAAGGCAAAGCGCAGGCCGCCGGCGAGCAGTACGCGCAGCAGCAACAGACTGCCGCAGAACAGTACCAGCAACAGGCGCTTGCCAACGCGCTCAAGCAGATGATGGAGTACCAGCAAGCGAATCCCGCTCCGGCGACGCAACTCGGTGCGATCCAGGGGCCGACGCAGTTTGGAGCGGGTCAGACGATTGGCGGGGGGATTATCGGGCCAGGCGGGACGCCAGCGCCCGCACCTGCCGCCGCGCAAGCGCAGCAGCAACAGCAGATCAACCCGCAGATGATGCAGCAACTGATGGCGCTCTTTCAGCGTCAACAGCAAGCGCCTCCGGCGGGGGTGCCGCAACCTGGCGCGCAAGCTCCGCCACAGAATCCAGCGCAAGCGCAGAACGTTCAGAACCTCGCGCAGACAATGTTGCGATCGGGTCAGCCGCAAGTCCGACGTTCGTTTGGTCCGACGCCAGGCCAATCGTCAGGGGCGAACGCATACTTGCTTGGGATTCAAGATCACGGGGGCGCTCGTAACACCGGAGGGACCGCGTAATGGCTGGAACCTCGCCAACCGCAGCGGCCGCCCCGCAGTATTTCAACCCGACCGGGCAACTCTCTGGCGCACAACAGCAGGCGATCAACCAGGCGATCTCGTCGGGTATTCAGTCGATTGGTTCCGAAGGGCAATATAATACTGCCGGGACCACGATTCAGAGCCAACTCGCAAATAGCGGGTTATTTGACCCGACCGAATTGGGTGCGATCAACACGGCGATTAGCCCGTGGCTTGGCAACATGGGGGACATGCAGAACGCCAAAGGTGGTAACACCGGCGGTTTCACGTCCTACCTCCAGAACCAGATCAACCAAAACCTGAACCCGGTGCTTTCCTCGGAAGAGAACGCGACGACGCTCTCGACTCCAAGCATTTCTCCGAATAGCCCGGCGATGCAGGCGCTTGCCGGCGGTTACAACCCGCTGCAACCAAATTACCTCGGCGCACCGCCGACGCTTGCCGGCACCTATGGCACGGCATCCAGTTACAACCCGACAACGTACAATGCCGCGACGGGAAATGCGGCAACCTATGGGCCAACAACGTATAATGCCTCAATGATCGGGCAGGGGCTTATCAATCAGCTTAGCCCAGCACAAACGATGTCGTTGCTCAACCAATCGGTTGCTCCGCAAGAGCAGCAGCAGAATCAGCAACTCATGCAAATGCTCGCCGCTTCCGGTATCGCTCCCGGATCGACCGCAGGTCAGACGGCTTACAACAACCTTGCGCAACAACAATTAGCGGGTATTTCTCCGGCGCTTGCGTCTGCTCTACAAGGTGCTCAAGGCAACATTCTTAGCGCGGCTAACACGAATGTGGGAGCGCTCAATACCGCAGGGCAATACAACGCGGGCAGTACGCAATCTGCTAACGCTGGAAATGCTGCGGCGATCAATAACATTCTCTCGCAAAACCTGAACGCGCTAAACACGGCTGGTCAGTATAACGCCGGGGCCTACAATACCGGCGGTCAATACAACGCGACGAACGCACAGAACATGGGTCTATACAACGCCGGGGTGGCGAACACGGTCAGCCAGCAGAACCTGCAGAACCTGTTGAACACGAACCTGTACAACACAGGTGCTGCGAACACGGCTGGAACGAATTGGCTCAACGCGCTCACCGGCGCGCAGAATGTCAATCAGGGCGAGATCGCGGGGCTTCTGTCCAGCGGGCTGTCTGGTAATAGCAACCTGGCAAGCGGCGTGTTGTCTGGTGGGAACGCTATGGGTCAGAGCATTGCTGGGACGTTCCCGGTGATGAACTTCAACGCGCCGACGAGTTACTCGATTCCGCCGTCTACAAATACCACGCAAAGTTTTACAACGCCATCAGAAATAAACGCGACAAATCCGCAAAATTATTCGACCTATGGAAGCCTTCCATACGGTCAAAACGCCGGTGATGCAGGTGGGGGTTAGTCGTGCCAATTTATAACATCGGATCTCCGATCGCGGCTGGTCTAGGTGGCGCTCAAGCCTACCTCGATGCAGTCACGAAGAAGAAGCAGGAAGAGTATCAGCGGCAACAGACGGCTATGGCGCAAGCGCGTCAAGCACAGATCGACGCGCAAAACAAAGCGTATCAAGACGAGCAGCAGGCATATCAACAGGCTCAATTAGGAATGTCGCGAGATGCGGCAACGCGAGCTGCGGCTTTAGATAAAGCACGGCTTAATACGATGGGGTATGACGCAAGCGGGAACCCTATTTCAAGCCCGGCCGATCAAGAAATCTCGCGCATACTTGGTTCAGGAACGACGCCAAGCACTAACGCTGCGCCTAGTTCCGGAACGCCAAGCACGCCGCAAACATATCCTGGCGCCGGCGGCATCGGCGGCAATGTCACAATGTCGAATGGCATGACGCCATCGGCATACGGTGCAACGCTTGGCGCTGCGGCTGGCGCTGCCGCTCGCCCAGGAGCAGGAACCTCGAATCTGCCGTCGTTGCAAAGCATTGCGCCAACGGCCCCTGCGCAAGAACCGTTGACGCTTAGCAATCTTCCAACGGATCGACCGCTAACGTATGCTGAACAACAGCAATTCCGCGCCCCATTAGAAGATCAATTACAGAGTCTTATTGCCGCTCGTAATAAAACGAGCATGCCTTCTGAAGTCTCCAAGTTTGACAGAGCGATCGAAGGCGTAAGAAGCCAACAGCAGCTAGTCGACCAACGGCTAAAAGATGCAGATGCTGGTTATAAAGCAAACTTTTCGCAACAAGAAACTGCGTTCGAGCGAGGAGAGCAACGCCTTCCTGCCGGGACAGACCTTCCCACTTTGAACAATCGTCTGTCAACGTTGCAAAAACGATGGGAAATTGAAAACGGCAAAGGCTACTTTGATCTTGCAGATAAAACTGCAAAAGAGATCGACAGAACCGTTTCGCTTATTGGAACGCAACAATCGCGCGCGGCAACTGAAGCTTGGAGGCTTCGTCCACCTCGTCCATCTGCGAGCAATGAACCATTGTCCGAACCAGCGAGACGGGTTTATACGCAAATACGCAACATGAGTCCAAAAGACGCGTATGACACAATCGCTACTTCTGGTTTGTCTCGATCGGAGATGACAACTCTTGAGGGTCTAGTTGGCAGAGAAACGACTGCGGCGAGACAGCCCGGTAAAGATTTTATAGCATCATATAACAGGGCCAGTCAGTCCGCTCCTCCTCCGCCTTCGGGTAAAGATGCAAAGTTTGACGAAGCTATTCAGCTAATCAAGAACGATCCATCTGTAGCGGCAGGATTGATTAAGCAGGATAACTTCAAAACAGTTTTCAGCCCACAGGCTCAAAAGTTTTTGCGCCAGTTAGTTGTTGATCTCCCGTAATAAAATGACCGTTGACGAGTATCTTGAGCAAGTCAGGAAACAACAAGGCGCACCGGCTCCGGTCGCTCGTTCTACTGCCGCGCCTATTCCCGCTCCCTCCGCTGCTCCAACCCCGCGTCCAAGTGCAACTCCGACTCCTGGAATCGCAACTCGTCCTACTGCGCCAACCCCTACGCCTCGCGCAAGCCGGTATAATACCGCAACGGCTCCGACCGGCGATCAACCGATTGATCTGTCTCGTGGGTTTTTTGGATCGCGCGGGGCGAACGCGCCTGCTGAAACCTCGATCACACGCGCTGCCATTGCTGAAGATAAGCCATCGCTTCTAGCGCAGTTTGGCGGAGCGACGATGGCTGGTGGAACATTGGCCGGCGCGGCGCAGCGAACCGGGGCGCAACTTACACAACCTGGTCGAGCCGGTGCGAACCTTCCTGGCGCAAACAGCCCGTTACTCGGAGGCATTACCAACATTGCTGCGGGGTTGGCAGCCGGCGGGAAGAACATTGTTGATCGCCTGCTGAAGAATCCAAACCCCACCGCCGCCGGCTCGGACATTGAGCAAGCAATCAACATGCTCAAGTCCGGGCAATTCGCGCAGGCGGGCGATATTTATAGTCCGTTCTCGCCATCACAAGAACGTTGGGAAGCGGAAAACCAGGGCAGTGAGACGGCGAAGTTTTTGTTGCAGCATCCTCTGGTCAACATGGCCGCCTCGTTCGTTGGCGGGTTTGCCGAGCCGGTCAACTATCTTGGCGGGCCAATCAGTCAGGGTCTCGGCAAACTCGCAACGATGACGAGGGCCGAGAAGGCTCTTTCTGCGGTTACGCAGTACCTCGGGATGAATCGGTTTGGCGGGGTTCGGAATGTTGGCGGCGTCGAGGGCGAGGCGGCGGTGCGTAACCTGTTGATCTCTCCGACGCAGGCGAGTGGCGAAGCGCAGGCGGTGCGGCGTGAGATATTCGGGCCGAATCCTACCAACGAACAAAAGCAACAGATCGTAGCGGCGTCACAAGGCGACAAGACGTATCTTGGCAAGCCATTGTCCGCCGACGTTATTGCTCGTGGGTTGCAACTGCGAACCGCGATCAAGAACATGGACATCGACCAGTTGCAACGCGAACTTATCAAACCCGACGATATGTTCGCTTCGGAGATTTACTTTCCGATGCAACACGCCTACGTCAATAAACTGCTTGATCCAGAACAGCAGTTAGCGGAACAGAACCTGCGGACTGGCATCTTTGCTCGATCGCCGATTCAGCAACGCGCTGGAACGTCTGCGGAAGATGCCGAGAGCAAGGTATTCAAGACGCTCAACGAGGCCGCGACGAAAGGCGAGCTTCGACCCGATTGGGACCCTGCCGAACAGTTTCAGAATTGGTACAGTCAACGGCGTCAAAACATACTGGTCAACGATCGTCTGTCCGAATTGCCGCAGTCGTTGCGACGCGACGTCAACTGGTCAGACTTTGATCTCGGGCAGTCGGAAGTATCTGCGCTAGGGCAGACGCCGGAACAACGTATCGGCAGTTTACTGCGTGGCAGTAGCGCTCCGAAGTGGAACTATGAGCTAAACCGTCCGACGACCGACTACGAGCAGATGATGCACGCGATCGAACGGAACAACGAGCTGTACGCAAATAACTCGCCGTATCGCGTCGAGATGAACATTCAGGGTAAGACGTCAGGCGGCAAGCCGCTGGTGCGTGGCGAGACGCTTCAAGAGATTGGTTCGCCGATCCTCAAGCGTTCTCTCGTTTCGGAAGAGGTTGCGAAGGTCCTAAAGGCCGTCCCGAACCTCGGAGCGCAAGACGCGAAGGGGTTGGGAGCGATCCTCGATTCGTTCAACAACCTCACGCGCATCGGCGTTCTGACCAATCCGATCATTCACCCTGGCTTCAACCTACTGAACAATTTCCTTGGCGCAGGCGGAGATTTGCGCGATCTGGTTGGCATTTCTAAAGAACTCGATGCCGCTGCAAAGGCCGCAGGGGCGCACGTCGAGATGGGCGCAACGAAGGGCATATTTGGAACCCCTGGGGCGCGGTTGGAGACGGCTCCGAGCGAATTGAGTCCGATGCAGCGTATTGAGCGCGCGGGCACGCAAATGTGGGAATGGAACCAGCGCGTCGTCTTTGACGTTGCCGAAAAAGCCTTCTCTAATGCTCTCTATAAGAAATTTATTGAGAAGGGTATGTCCCCAGCAGAAGCGGGGATTCAAGTCCGCAAGGCGTTTGGTGATTCGCTGAATGTCAGTCCGACCGGAATTGAGCGCACGTTCAATAGGTTGTTTTTCTTTTACCCCTGGCTCAAGACGATCATTCCATTCTGGGCAAGTACGGCGATCAAGAACCCTGGTGCGGTTGGCCGACCAATCAACGCCATGCGAACCGAACGTTTGACCGCTGGAGACCCAAACGCGCAAGGCGAGAGGCCAACGTCAGACTTTACCCTGTACTTTGGGCAAAACAAAGAAGGCAACCCGAGGTACTGGTCGGTACCTTTGCCGCAGCGCATCTTAGCGCAGGCAAGTACGCCGATCACCGGAGCTGCGAAGATC